TAAGAACGTTTTCGAAAGATGTAAATAAACTAGAATTAGTTTGGCATCAAGACGCTGAAGATAGAGATATCGAAGTATTAGAAGGCAAAGGATGGGAATTACAAATGGATAATGAATTACCCTTTGAATTAGTAAAGGGAGATCGTATATTTATAACAGAAGGTAGAATACACCGAATATTAAAAGGTACTACCGATTTAAAAATAAAAATAAATTAAAAACATATAGAACAGATTCATAGCCTGTTCGATTAGAAATAATTAAAGAGATCTGTGGCCTCCATTTGGAGGTCACACTTAAGTTTCGTATATTAACGTGTTAAAAATAAAAGTATAGATGAGTAAAAACGTAGTAATGATTGGAGCAGGTGTAGCAAATGTAAATGCTGCTACTAAGCTAGTTGACAATGGGTTTAAAGGTAAAATCACTATTATTGATATGGGCAAAGACCCATATTTAAGACCTTATGAAGAGGTAATGACAGGTTTCCTAGGAGCAGGTGGTTGGTCTGATGGTAAATTAACTTACCATACTTCAATTGGAGGACAATTATCTAAATATTGTGGTGAAGAAAAAGCAATGGAATTATTTGATCAGGTGATAGATAATTTTAAACGTTTCCACCCTAAACCAGAAGAAGTACAATGTTCAAATCCAGTTGCGGAACCAGATTTTATTAAACCTTATTTTGGACTACGTTTATTCCCTGTATGGCATGTTGGTACTGATTACTTACACGAGATAGGTAAAAATTGGTATGACTTTTTAGTTGATGGTGGTGTTGAATTTATTTGGGAAACCAAAGTTACAGATATTGATTTTGATAATCAAGAAGTACATATTGGATTAGGAGACGATTGGATAGATTATGATGAACTTATATTTGGTGTAGGTAAATCAGGTATTGACTTTGGTAAACAATTAGCTGAAAAATATGAACTACCAACTGAACCAAAACCCGTACAAATTGGTGTTAGATTTGAAGCACCACAAAAACACTTTCAAAAATTAATTGATATAAGTTATGATTTTAAATTATATAGAAAATTTGAGGAAGCAGGAGTATCACTTCGTTCCTTTTGTACTAATAACAATGCAGCTTATGTAGCTGTAGAAGAAACATACGGTAACCATTCATATAATGGTCATGCTAAAAAAGACGAAAAGTTTAGAAACGATATGACCAATTTTGGTATTCTAATGGAAGTTAGAGGTATTGATAAACCATTTGAATGGTCTAGAGATGTAGTAAATAAACTACAAAAAGATGGTACAGGATTATATTATAGTCCAACTAGAGAACCATCAACAACATCAGAAGGTGTAGATGTATCAGCAATTAAAGTAGATACAATGCATGAAATAGCTAAAGCAATGCAACCATATTTTTGGTATGTATTGGATTTTATTGAAGATATGAAAAAGGTATTCCCAACACTTAAAGATGATTGGGGTATTTATGTACCTGAAGTAAAATATTTGTCACCTGAGCCACTTGTCGATTATACCAATTTAGCACTCACTAAGTACCCTAACGTGCACTTTGTAGGCGATGCTTTATCAGCTAGAGGTATAACGGTAAGTGGTGCACAAGGTACTTATGTTGCTGAATCACTTTTGGAGGATTAAAATAAATTTCGTATATTGATAACAAATAAAATAATATTATGAGCATAGAAACAGGACAAACATTTCCAAAATCAAGAAGATTAACAAAACCAGATGGTACAGTCGCTTATACGTGGGATGGTAAATTACACAATTGGGATGGTCCCGCTTTAATACCTGAAGGTAACGAAAAAAAAGCAGAATATTACCTTTATGGTTACCAAAAAACAGAAGAAGATTGGAAGGAAATGAGACGTCAAAGAGAAGGCATTCCATTCTATAAAAATCAATCAATGAAATCTCAATTATCAGATTATAGAAACTAAGTTATGAAGATAGGTTTATGTGGTACAATGAGTGTAGGTAAAACTACATTAGTTAATGCTTTAAAAGAAACAAAGCAATTTAAAGATTATATGTTTAGAACAGAACGTTCTAAATTTTTAATGGAGCAAGGTATTCCACTTAATACTGATTCTACATTAAAAGGCCAAACTGTATTTTTAGCAGAACGTTGTTTTGAATTATTTCAAAATAATATTATTACAGATAGAACAGTAATTGATGTTATGGCTTTTACTTTAAATGCTAAATCAATTGGACAAGATGAAAAAGAAAAATTTGAAAAATACTCTAAAAACTTCATTTCAGAATATGATTATATTTTTTATATTTCTCCTTATGGTATTCCTGTTGAGGACAATGGTGTAAGAGAAACAGATGAACATTATAGAGATTTAATAGATTTTACTATTACCACTTTAATTAAAAGATATGGCCATAGATGTCCAGTAGTAGAAGAAATATCTGGATCTACAGATGAACGAATTTCACAAATTTTGAATATTACAGGCCTTTAACATATTTATAATAAAAATCTTATTATAATGAAGAAATCTGAATTAACATCTTTTATTAAAGAAGAAATCATAGATATTTTAGAAATGGAAAATGCTAAAGATATTGAAGATAAAGCTGATGCCCAAGCTGATTTAAATAAAGAATTAGAAAAAACAGCTAAAATTACAAAATCTATGGGGATGGAAGAAGATGCAACACCAAAAGGTGAAGACTTTTTTTATGATTATTTAGACATTGGTATGTCTTACTTAGAAGGATTTGGAAAAAAACATTCTTTGGATGATTCTCAGTTAGAAAAACTAGGTAAAAAAATAGTAGACCAATTATATAAAGGTGATGTTGGTAAAGCATATGATGCCATTGTTAAAAGAGGTGCAATGAAAGAAAATGAAGATAAAGAACCATCTAAATCAGACCTCAAAAAAACCAAAGGCTTAGCTAAAGCAAAAGAAGAACTTGCCCAATTAACTAAACAAATGAAATCCTTAGCTCGTAAATATAAAAAAGCTGAAGGTGAAGAAAAAGAAAAACTAGTAGCTGATCTTAAGAAAAAAACAAAACTTAAGAAAGAATTAGAAGCTATTATAGATAAATAAAAATGAATTTTAAAAAAACATGGTTAGGGAAGAATCTTAACCTATTGGTTATAGTAGGAGCTTGTGTACTAGTTTTAACTTTTTTTCAAAAAAGGGAAAATTATGTAGATGAGTATAATGCTAAAATAAAAGCATTAGAACAAAAAGTCGATTCGTTACATAGTGAAAATGACGAGTTGACTTTTAAAATCGATACACTAAACCAACAAATTGGTAAATTAGATCAGGAATTAGATCTTAGAGATAGTAAAATAAACAATTTAAGGTATGAAATTAGTACTAAAGTGGATGCTGTTGATAACTTTAATGATGATGAGCTTCAACAGTTTTTCACAGAACGTTACAGACAGTACTTCGATTCAATTAAAAAAGCCAATAGCGAAATTAGTAATTAAAGATTTAATTACAGGTGATGGAGCTAAAAAAGAATTAAATTTAGTTGGAGAAAAAATAAAACTTTTTGAACAAAAAATAGTTTTAAAAGATAGTATTATTTTTAATTTAAATAATAAAATAGATAACTTTAATACTATCCTTCTTACTAAAACTGACCAGTTAGCACTATCACAAGAGCTTTCAAAAAAATTACAAGTTGATTTAAAAAAACAAAAATTTAAAAATAAATTAACTGCCGGAGCAGGTATAGTAGCTGTTGTAGCTACCATATTTTTACTAAAATAGTATGTCTGATTTAAAGAAAGTAATACGCCAAGAATATTTAAAATGTGCTAAGGATCCAGTGCATTTTATGCGTAAATACTGTTATATACAGCACCCACAAAGGGGTCGCATACAATTTAACCTATACCCATTTCAAGAAAAAGTATTAACGTTAATGCGTGATAATCCATATTCGATTATTTTAAAATCTAGACAATTAGGTATTTCTACATTATCAGCAGGTTATTCTTTATGGTTAATGACATTTCATAAGGATAAAAATATTCTATGTATAGCAACAAAGCAAGAAACAGCTAAAAACATGGTTACAAAGGTAAAATTCATGTATGAAAATTTACCTTCATGGTTAAAAATTGACGCAGATGAAAATAATAAATTAACATTAAGATTAAAAAATGGATCTCAAATTAAAGCAACATCAGCTTCAAGTGATGCAGGTAGATCAGAAGCAGTATCTTTACTACTAATTGATGAGGCAGCCTTTATTGATAATATTGGAGAGATATGGGCCTCAGCACAACAAACATTAGCAACTGGAGGTGGATGTATTGCTTTAAGTACCCCTTATGGTACAGGTAACTGGTTTCACCAAACATGGGCAAGAGCAGAAGCAGCAGAAAATGAATTTTTGCCTATCAAACTACCTTGGTACGTTCACCCAGAACGAGATCAAAAATGGAGAGATAGACAAGATGAATTATTAGGTGACCCTAGAATGGCCGCTCAAGAATGTGATTGTGATTTTAGTACTTCTGGTGACATAGTATTTTATCCTGAATACATAGATTTTTATGAAAAAACTTATATAAAAGATCCTATGGAAAAACGAGGTGCTGACCAAAACTTATGGGTTTGGGAATCACCTGATTATTCAAGAGATTATATTGTAGTAGCTGACGTATCTAGAGGTGATGGGAAAGATTATTCAGCATGTCATGTAATTGATGTGGCAAATAACGTACAAGTAGCAGAATATAAGGGACAATTAGGTACAAAAGAATACGGTCATTTATTAGTAGGTCTAGCTACTGAATATAACGAAGCTATGTTAGTAATAGAAAATGCTAATATAGGGTGGGCAACTATACAAGTTGCTATAGATAGAGCGTATCCTAACCTCTACTATTCACAAAGGAGTGATTCCCGCAATGCTGATTCGTATTTTGACAAATATCAAGACCACTCTAAAATGGTAGCTGGTTTTACAATGTCCTCTAGAACAAGACCTATGGTAATAGGTAAATTTCAAGAGTACATTAGTGATAAGGGAGTAACAATACAATCTAAGAGATTAGTAGAAGAAATGAAAGTATTTATTTGGCGTAACGGAAGAGCAGAAGCCCAAAGTGGGTATAACGATGATCTAGTTATGTCATTTGGTATTGCTATGTACATTAGAGACACAGCATTAAAATTAAGACAACGGGGTTTAGATGCAACTCGAAGTGCATTAAACAATATAACAGTAAATAGAACCTCTTATCAAGGCGGTTATTTTTCCAGTGGTAATGATAATCCTTACCATGTAAATACAGACCATGGTAAAGAGGATATTAGTTGGCTCCTATAATAATATTTATAATAATAACTATATACAATGGCAGATAAAGGCTTATTTAGTAGACTA